GCCTTTTCGCAGTGTGTGCGGGTCGGGGATTCGTGTGCGATCTGTGGGGGTGAGTGCTGGTGAAGGTGTGTGTGGAGCCGGGGTGTGCGAGGTTTGCTGTGTGTCGGAGTCGGTGTGGGGCGCATCAGGTGCGCCGGTATGGGGCTGGGTGGGACGAGTTTTCGAGGGAGCGTCGGGTTGCGTGGGTTCGGGAGCGTGGTTTGGTGTGTCCGGGGTTCGGGGTGCCGGCGCATCCGGTGGGGTCGGTGTCGGATTTGCATTTGGATCACGTGCGGGCGGGTGATGGTCGGGTGACGCAGGTGTTGTGCGGGTCGTGCAATGTGCGGAAGGGGAATCTGGTCGATAGGAGGTGTGATGGCGCCGACGCCTAAGCCGCCTGGTGCCGTCAGGCGCAGGCATGCGGAGTCTCAGTTCAAGGTTTTGGATTTGCCGGCGGGTGGGGATGTGCCGGTGTTGCCGTCGTTGGTTGATGATGGTGACGGTGGTGAGGCTGTTGCGTGGCATCCGATGACGGTGGCGTGGTGGCATGATGTGTGGTGTTCGCCGATGCGGGCGGAGTTCACGGCCGCGGATGTGCATGAGTTGTTGCGGATGGCGTTGCTGGTCGATCAGTTCAATCATCGGCCGACGCGGGAGCTGCACGCGGAGTTGCGGTTGGCGAACGCGGAGTTCGGGTTGACGCCTGCGGCCAGGCGCCGGTTGCGGTGGACGTTGCCTGACGCGGCGGGTCTCCCGAAGGAGGCCGGCGTGAAGGGGAAGCGGCCCGATCCGCGTGGCCTCGCTGTGGGCCGGTGACCGGGGTTCGCTGTTCGGGCGTGACCCGCGGGGGGGCGCGTTGTAAGCGGTCGAGCTCGGCGGCCCGCCCGGCTGGGACGTGGTTTTGTCGCCAGCACGGGTCCGGCGGCGTCGACTATGACCCTGACGTTCCGCCGTCGTTGGGGCCGCTTGTGGTGGATTGGATCGAGGCGCATCTGGTGCACGGTCCGGGCGCGGTGCAGGGCGAACCGGTCGATTTTCGTTCCGACCCGGAGTTCGAGGCGTTCGTCTGGCGGCTTTACGAGCTCGAGCCGGACGGCCGGGGTTCGTGGCGGATGCGCTATCAGAGGGGATTGTTATCGCGTCCGAAGGGCCGGTACAAGTCGGGCCTCCTCGCGATGGTCGGGTGCTGTGAGCTGTGTGAGGGCTACCGGTTCGGGGGGTTCGACGCTAGCGGGGACCCGGTGGGTGAACCGTTGCGCTACCGGGAGGTCCTGTCGGTAGCGACCGAAGAGGAGCAGGCCGGGCTCACCTATGACGTCGGCTATTGGATGCTCGGCCACGGCCAGGCGTGTGACCGCTATCCGCTGGATTTGGGGTTGACGCGGGCCAACGTGATGGACGGGTCGGGGTCGTCGTGGGAGCCGATCACGACGGGTGACACGTCGAAGGACGGAGCGAAGTCGACGTGTGTTCTCGAGGACGAGGGGCACCTCTACAAGACGGGCCCGTTGCGGCGCCTTCACCAGACGTTGACCCGCAATTTGACGAAGAACGGCGTCGGGCTGATGGTCGAGGCGTCGACGATGTACGCTCCGGGCGAGAACAGTGTCGCCGAGTCCACCCATCGGGCGCACGCAGCGAACCCTCACGGCCGGATCCTCGTGGATCACAAGGAAGCGCCGCCGGGTCTTGACATCGACGACCCGGACCAGTTGCGGGCCGGGCTGAGTTTCGTTTACGGGTCCGCGGCGGCGTGGGTGCCGATCGATTCGATCATCGCTAACGAGTTCGACGCGATCGCGTACGACCCGGAGAAGACGGTGGCTGACGCTCGACGGTTCTTTTTGAATCAGCCGTGGAAGCCTGACGACCGGGCGTTCTCCGCGCTGCGGTGGGCCGAACTGGCCGACCCGGGCCGCGCCGTGGTGGGGGTGCCGGTGATGCTCATGTATGACGGGGCCCGGACCCGTGACTGCGCGGCGCTGACCGGCTGGACGGTCGAGGAACGGCCCCACCATTTCCGGGTCGAGGTGTGGACCCGCCCTGACCGGGCCGGCGACGGCTACCAGCATCCCCGCGGCGAGATCAAGCGCACGGCACGGGAAACGGTCGACCGGCTCGACGTGGTCCTGTTCGCGTACGACTCGTCGTTCCACCAGGACCAGTCGCTGTATGACGATTGGATCGACGCGTACGGCGAAGCCGACGGCAAGGGCGCCGGGCTGATGGTCGAGTTCCCCACCGCGACAGGCCGCCGGATGGACGCGGCGATCAAACGGTTCGGGAACGATCTGGCCGCCGACCCGCCGCTGTTCTCCCACGACGGCGACCCGACCGTCGCCGCGCATGTCGCGAATTCGGTGCTGGCCACGAACCGGGGCGGCTGGTTGACGTTGGCCAAGGAAAAAGAATCGCTGAAAATCGACGCCGCGGTGTGCTGCGTGTTCGGCTACGACCTGTTGCCGACCGCGCGGGCGCTTGTGGCGTCGCGGCACAGGTGGGAGGGGCCGCTGTTGGCCCGCACCTAGGAGGAGATCCCATGTCGATCCGTGAGTTCTTCTTCGCGGCTGTTCTGGCCGTTTCGGCCGCGGCGCTGGTGTACGGCGCCGCGGCCGTGTACGGGCCGGCCGGGTGGATCGCCGGCGGGCTCCTCGCCCCGGTCGGGGCGTGGCTGGTCCTCGGCGGCGCAGACGAATGAGACCTCTCCGGCGGCTGCTCAACGCGTCGACGTTCGCTCAGCCGCCGTTCTGGACGCTCGACGATCCGCTGATCTCGTCGACGTGGCGGCCCGGCGAGGAATCCGTCCCGAACGACTTCGAGGCCTACGTCACCCACGGCATGAAATCCAACGGCGCCGTGTTCGCTTGCATGCTGGCCCGCCAGCTCGTGTTCAGCGAGGTCCGGTTCCAGTTTCAGCGGTTCATCGGGGGCCGCCCGGGGCCGCTGTTCGGCGACGAGTCGTTGGCGATCCTGGAGCGGCCGTCGCCGACGGAAACGACCGGCGAGCTGCTCGGGCGAATGGACCAGGACACGAGTTTGGCGGGCAACTGGTATGGGACCATCCGGGCCGCGGCGGGCGGCGGGAACAGGATCAGGCGCCTCCGCCCGGACTGGGTCACGATCCTGACCGGGTCCCCGACCGATGACCCTTTCGACGTTGACGCGGAACCGGTCGGGCTCATCTATGACCCGAAGGGTCACCGTGGGGCCCGGTCCGCGCCGCTCCTGCTGAAGCCGTCACAATTCGCGCACTTCTCGCCTCTGCCGGACCCTGTGGCGCAGTGGCGGGGCATGTCGTGGATCACGCCGGTGATACGCGAGATCATGGGCGACTCCGCCGCTACGGATCACAAGCTCGCGTTTTTCAAGCGGGGCGCGACGCCGGGGCTCGCGATCTCCTACAAGGAGGGCCTGTCCCTGGACCAGTTCCAGGCGTACGTCACCGCGTTCCAGGCCGAACACGAGGGCGTCGCCAACGCATACAAGACGATCCACGTCGGCCACGGCGCCGACGTGACAGCGGTCGGAGCGGATCTCCGTCAACTCGATTTCAAGGCGTCGATGGGTTCGGTCGAGACCCGTATCGCTGCCGCGTCGGGGCTCGGGGCTGTGGTAGCGCAACTGTCCGAAGGGTTGCAGGGGTCGTCGTTGAACGCCGGGAACTTCGCGGTGGCCCGGAAACGGGCCGAGACGATGCTGTTCCGGCCGTTGTGGCGGACCGCCGCCGCGACTCTAGAGCGCCTGGTCCGGGTCCCCGACGGGGCGCGGCTCACCTATGACCCCCGCGATGTGGCGTTCCTGCGCGACGACGAGAAGGACGAGGCGGCGATCCGCAAGACCGACGCCACGACCATGGAAACCCTGTACAGGGCGAACTTCACTCCCGGCTCGATCATCGAGTTCATGGCGTCCGGCGGCGACTATTCGCTCCTCAGCCACAACGGCCTGCCGTCGGTGCAGGTCCAACGCGCCCCCGTCGAGGAGGACTGACCAATGAACAACCGAAGGGTCGCTTTCAATGTCTGATCTTGGTCCGCTGCGTAAGAAGATCCACGCCCAGATGCCCGACGTGATGGCGCGTCTGCGGGCCCTCGCCGCGGCCCACGCGCCGGGCGCGCCCCCGCGGGCGCCGTACCGGATCGCGGCCGCGGTCGACGACCCGGACACGACCGTCATCCGGGTCATGGACGAGATCTGGTGGGGTGGCGTCAGAGCCGAGGATGTCGTCCGGGACCTCGTCGACATCACGACACCGGAGATCCGGGTCGAGATCAACAGCCCCGGCGGGGACGTGTGGGATGGGATCGCGATCTACAACGCGCTCCGCCAGCACCCCGCGCACGTCACGACCCGCGTCGACGGCATCGCCGCGTCGATCGCGTCTGTGATCTTGCAGGCCGGCGACCGGCGGGTCATGGTCGCTGCCTCTCAGGCCATGATCCACAACGCTTGGGGGTTCACGGTCGGCGACGCCGGCGACCACTCCGCCACCGCCGCGGTCCTGGCCCAGCAAGACGACGTGATCGCAGGGATCTACGCCAGCCGATCCGGCCGCGACCGGGACCGCTTCCGGGCTTTGATGGACGCCGAAACGTGGTTCACGGACGAGACCGCCGTCGAAGCGGGCCTCGCCGACGAGGTGTACGATCCGCCCGCCAAGACGGCAGATAAGGCGCCGACTTTGCATTCTCAACTGTCCGAGGCCATGGCCGTGGTCTTAGACGCAATCAGCAGCGCGGAACGGGTGGACGCCCTCCGCGCTGACGCAGGCAAGGACCTGTCGGTCCGTAACCGCGACAGCCTGGTAGGGCTCCGCGACGCGATCGACCGGCTCGACATCCTGCTCACCCATCCCGCCGACGCGCCCGCGGACGTCTATGACGAGTACGCCCGGTTCGTCGCACTCACACAAGGACTCTGACATGAACATCAACTTCCCGCATCTGACCGACCTCGAGGGCCGCCTCGAAGCGAAGCGCAGCGAACTCGCCGCGATCTTCGCGCAGGCCCGCCCCGGCGGCGACGGCACCATCGACCTGTCCAAGGTCGCCGACCGCGGCACACCCGCCGAGGTCGCCGCCGCGATCAAGACCCTGAACGACGAGATGACCGACCTCGGCGCCCAGATCGACGCCGACCGTGCCGTCCTCGCCGCGGCGGAGGCCGTGCAACGCGACCCCGACGACCCTGCAGGGGAGCCGTCCACGCAGCGCCGGTCGCGGCCGGCGTCGATCGGTGAACGGTTCGTCGGGTCGCAGGCGTTCAAGGCCCGGTCCGGTCACGTCGAATCTGACATCGACTTGAGTCTCGCCGACGTGATGCGCCCGAAGGCGACCCTGTTCGAGACTGGCGCCGGTTGGGCGCCCGAATCGACCCGGTCCGGGCTTGTCGTCCTCGACGCTCAGCGGCCGGTGCAGGTCACCGACCTTCTCCCGCAGATCCCGACGACCCAGTCGGCGTACAAGTACATGGAGGAGACGACCTTCACGAACAACGCCGCGGAGAAAGCGGAAGGCGCAGCCTTCGGCGAAGCCGCGCTGGTCTTGACCGAACGGTCTGTGACCATCGAGAAGGTCACAGTGTGGCTCCCGGTCACCGACGAGCAGCTCGAAGACGAGCCGGGGGCGATGGCCTACATCGACGCCCGTCTGCCGTTTATGATCCGCCAGCGGGTCGATTCGCAGATCCTGGTCGGCGACGGCGTCACCCCGAACATCCGGGGCGCGAACCAGGTGTCTGGCATCCAGACCCAAGCGAAGGGCACCGACCCTGTACCCGACGCGGTGTACAAGGCGATGACCAAGGTCCGGGTCGTGGGCCGTGCCCAGCCGTCCGCGGTGGTTTTCCATCCGAACGACTGGCAGGACGTGCGCCTGTTGCGCACAGCGGACGGGATCTACATTTGGGGTTCGCCTTCGGATGCCGGTCCGCTGCGGATCTGGGGTGTGCTCGTCGTCGAGTCCGACGCCCAGACCGAGAACACGGCCCTCGTAGCGGACTTCGCGAACCATTCGCTGCTGGTCGTGCGCCGCGGGATCACGATGAAGGTCTCGGATTCGCACTCCACGTTCTTCGTGGAGGGCAAGCAGGCGGTCCGTGCCGACATGAGGCTCGCGACCGTGTGGACCCGACCCGAAGCGATCGCGACCGTAACCGGGATTTAGAAGCCGGTGACTGTGTAAATCTGACCCGCAGGCGGGCAGTGACCGCCGTCGGAGCGCAAACCCCGACGGCGGTCACATCGTCAACAACCCAAGGAGAAACCTATGGCAGTCATACACGGCGGCGTCGTCATCGCCGGCGCCGGTCAACGCGTGATCTCGAAGACGATCGGGTCCCCCGCGGTCGGCGCCGCCGCCGCGGTCCACGCCGCGGTCACCGACACCGGCGCCCAACAGACGGTCACCACAGCGATCACCAGCCCTGACGTGCCCCGCACGGTCACAGCGACCGCCGGCGGCACCGCCGCGGACATCAAGGCCATACAGGTCACCGTGAACGGCACAGACGCCAACGGCAACGCCATCTCCGAGGCCCTCCCCGCGTTCACCGTCGACACGGCCGGGACTGTCCAAGGGGCCAAGGCGTTCGCGACGGTCACTTCGATCGTGATCCCCGCGCACGACGGCGTCGGCGCTACCACATCGGTCGGTACCGGCGACAAGCTGGGTCTCGGCGTCGCTCTCAGCCGGAACACCGTCGTCGGCGCCTACTTCGGTGGCGCACTCGAGGCGACGGCACCGGCCGTGACCGTCAACGCGACAGACCCGGCCGGCAACGTCGTCGATCTGAACTCGACGCTCGACGGGTCCGCGGTCATAGTCGACTACTACGAGGGGTGATGATGGTTGACATCAGGGTCGATCGGCGACTCTATTTCGACGCCGCCGGGCGCCTCGTCGAGGACGGCGACCCGGCCGCGGTGACGCTGTGGCAAGGCGCCGGCGCGGTCGTCGAAGCGGCCGAAGCGGAACGTGTCGGCTACCACCCCAGCGGCGAACCGCCGCCGGTCGGGTCCGGTGAGCTCTCAGTCCAGGCGCCGCCGCGGACAGGCAAAGGGTCCGGGCGTGCCGCGTGGGCGGCGTACGCCGAAGCGTCAGGCGTCGACGTCGACCCCGACGCGACACGCGATGACATCATCGACCTCGTCGACATCTGATGGCCATCGTCGACGCTGTGGCCCTGAAAGCGTGGATGGGGATCGGCGACACGATCGACGACGTCACCGTCGCCGCAGCGGCCGCGGCCGCTGACCGGCAGATCAAAGGCTGGTGTCGCCGCGAGTTCGCGGATACTGTCACCCCGACCGCGAGATGGTTCGAGGCCGTCAGCCCGGAGCTGGTCATCGTCGACGACTTCCACACCGACGCCGGGCTCGTGGTCGCCACTGACGACGACGGCGACGGCGCCGCGGAAACGGTGTGGGCGGCAACAGATTTTCAGGCGGAGCCCGCGAACCGGACCTCCGACGGGATCACCTGGCCGTTCACGTCGATCCGGGCGCTGAGCGGCCGGTTCCCGCGGGGCCGGCGCAGAACCCAGGTGTCTGTTACCGCCCGGTGGGGTTTCGCTGTCGACGTTCCCGACGACGTGACTCTCGCCGGCCGGATCCAGGGGTCCCGTCTGTTGCGCCGCAAGGACACCCCTGACGGGATCGCCGGGACCGGCGAGTTCGGTGTCGTGCGGGTGGCGGGGCGGCCCGACCCTGACGTCGTGCAGCTCCTCGCCCGGTACCGGCGGGCCGCGGTCGCGGGCGGCGCGGTCCTGGTCGGCGGCTAGACGTGGCGGGCGCAGCGTGGTCCTGGTCGGCGATACGCGCCGGGATCGCCGCCGCGATCAACGCGGGTGTCACGGACCTGCGCTGCGACGCGCACCTTACGGACAAGATCAACCCGCCGGCCTGTGTTGTCGCACCCCGACGGCTCGTCTACCACGTGACGATGGGCCCGGGTGTGTCCGAGATCGGTTTCGCGGTCGTGATCCTCGCCGCGGGGGGCAGCGAACGCGTCGCCCAGGTGACCCTTGACCGCTACTTGGACCCGTCGGGCCCGCATTCGGTGTTCGCGGCGGTTCTCGCTGACCCGACCCTAGGCGGCGTCGTCGACGACACGATCATCGACGATCTCGACGAGGGCTCATATGGGCGCCTCGCGTGGGGTGGCGTCGACTACTGGGGCGCCGCGTTGAACGGCCGTGTCCTCGCATCGCAGGGAGACTCAACATGACGAGATACAGGGTGATCGGGCCGCGTCGGGTCGCTGGGGTCGACCCTGGCGGCATCGCTGACCTCGCCGAACTCGACGACAGCCAGATAGCGGCGCTGGTCGCGGCGGGGCACATCGCCCCGCGGGGCAAGCGGACCGGCCGCGGCGAAAAGGCCGGCCACTGATGGCCGTGTTCAACGCCCGGTCGGCGACGATGTGGGTAGGCGGGGTCGCTGTCCACGACCTCGCGACCAAAGTCAGGTTCGACGTGTCGCTGAACACGTCGCCGTCTCAGACGTTCGGCCACGACGCGGAAACTGTCACCGGGGGCCTGTTCGTGGTCAAGGCGCAGGCGTCGGGGTACATAGATTTTGCTGGCCCGTTCGGGGGCTTGAACGAACCGTACGTCGACCGGGCCCAGGTGCCTGTGACGTTGGGCCCGACGTCGACGGAGGGCGACACCGCCATGCTGACCGTGGGCCTGATCGCGGCGTGGAAGCCGCTGGGGTTCACGGTCGGCGAAACCGCCGCCATGGACGTCGAAGTGTCCGGCACCACGAAGGTACCGCCCGTGGGCGGCACGCTCGTCGCCGCGGAAGCGGCCCGCGCCGCGACCGGGAACGGGGTCCCCTACCAGCTCGGAGCGGTCGGCGCCGCCCAGGCCGTGTACAGCAACGTCCACGTGCTGGCTGCCGGGGGCGTCAACCCGACCCTCGACGTGACCGTCGCGTCGGACAGCGCCGAAGCGTTCAGCACCCCGACAGTGCAACTCACCCACCCGCAGTTCGCGGCGCCCGGCGCCAACCAGCAGTCCCTTCCCGGCGCCAACACGGACACTTGGTGGCGGGCCCAGTGGACAATCGCCGGCACCGGCCCGACGTTCACGTTCGCCGTAGCCGTCGGCATCGCCTAACCCAAAGGAGCATCACCCATGGCCGTATTCAACAGCCGCGACGTCAGCGTTACGGTCAATGCCGTTTCGCTGTCGGACCACGTTTTCAAGGTCGATTTGCCGCACACCCTGAACACGTCGCCGTCGTCGGCGATGGGCCACGACGCGGAGACTGTCACCGCGGGCCTGTTCGTCCCGTCGCTGGCGATCTCGTTCCGGAACGACTTCGCCGCGTCCCAAGTTTACGAGACGATGTTCACGCTGTTCAGGGCCCGGACCGCGCATGCCGTGGTCGTGATCCCTGTCAACGCCCCCGTCTCGCCCACGAACCAGAGCTTCACCCTCACCGGGATCATCACCGATTTCCCGTTCGTGTTCGATCTCGGCGACACCAACGACATTGTGGTCACCTGGGCCAACACCGCCGCCGCGGGGCTTGCCGTGGCGACCTCCTGATGCCGTCGGTTGACGCGTCGGGCGTCGTCGACATCCAGCTCGACCCGAACTCGTGGCGGGCCCTCCAGAGGGGCCTCAAGGACATGGCCCCGCAGGTCCGCCGCGAGCTAAACAAGACCCTGAAAACGGCGGGCGAGGGGATCCTCGCGGACGCCCGGTCCAACGCGTCGTGGTCGTCGAGGATCCCCGGGTCGCTGTCGATGACGGTCACCGCTACCCGCATCGGTATCAAAGCCGACCGCCGCAAAGCCCCCCACGCCCGCCCCTACGAGGGGATCGCCGGCCTGTTCTCCACCGCCCGGTCGTTCAGGCATCCGCTGTTCGGGGACAAATCGAACTGGTTCAGCGAGGCGACGCGGCCGTTCATGGCGCCAGCGGTGCGGGCCAACGAAACCCAGTTCATGGACGCCGCGGGCGAAGCCGTCAACGACGCCGCCCGCGCCGCCGGGTGGACCTAACCGAAGGACCGAAATGGCCAAGTATCCGCCCGTGAAACCGGACATGAAACTGTTGAGCCCACGCGACATGCGCGACCTGCGCGTCGAGGGCGGCCTGACACCGGCCGAGATCGGCGACCCGATGAGCGCCGCGGAACCCGAAAAGGCGATGGCTGCGCTCGCGTGGATCATCACCCGCCGCGACCACCCCGAATGCACCATCGAAGAGGCCTGGGACATCGACTTCGATTTCGATCTCGGCGGCGGCCCTGCGGTGGACCCTACGACCGCCGGCAGCTGAGAACCCATGCAGCGCTGGCAGCCAACTTCGGCCTGTCTCTCGCAGAGATCGACGGGATGCCCCAATGGCAGATCGACGAGCTCGTCGAAATGGTGAACGAATCGCGTCGACATCAGAAGAGGCGGTGAGATGTGCCTGCTCCGTCCCGTGACCTGATCGTCAACCTGGTCGGCAAAACCGATCAGCTTTCGTCGGCGTTCGGGAACATGTCGAGCGGCTTGACCCGTGTCGGGTCGACGTTGACCCGCGCGTTGACTCCGGCGGCGGCGGCGTTCGGGGTCGCGATGGGTGCCGCTTTCAGGTCGTTTGACCGTGGCGCTGACGCGCTCCGCGTCGGGACCGGCGCGACCGGCGACGCCTTGTCGACGTTGACGGACCAGATGAAGGGCATCTCGACCGATTCGACGGTCGCGGCTCTCGGCATGGGCCGGGTCGGGGAAATCCTCGCGGACGTGTCCAGCCGGACCGGCGCGACCGGCGACAGCCTCGAAACGTTGACGACCCGGTTCGCTCAACTCGAGCGGCTCGGTTTGGGCGCGAACGTCGAAACCGTGTCGAGGGCGTTCGGGGACTGGTCGGTCGCGACCGAAGATCAGGCAGCGGTCATGGACCAGCTGTTCCGGGCGGCGCAGTCGTCGGGCGGGTCGATCGATTCTCTCGCCGGGAGCGTCGTCCAGTTCGGCGCCCCGCTCCGCAACCTCGGCTTCGACATGGCCTCGTCGACGGCCCTGATAGCTTCGTTCGAGCAGAACGGCGTGAACCTGGACACGGTGATGGGCGGCCTCAAGCAGGGGATCGGGCGTCTCGCCCGCGCCGGGGAGGACGTCCCGTCGACGTTCCGCCGTGTCGTCGCGGAGATCGAGAACACGGAGAACGCGTCGGAAGCGACACGCCTCGCGATCGAACTGTTCGGGCAGCGGGCCGGGCCGGATCTCGCGGACGCGATCCGTAACGGCCAGTTCGCGGTCGAGGACATGATGGCCGCGATCGTCGACGGGTCCGACACGATCGACGCTGCCGCTAAGGACACTGTCGATTTGTCGGACCGGATGGCTGCGCTGCGGAACCGGGTGATAGGCGCGGTGGGCCCGTTCGGGGAACTCGGCGCCGTGTTCGGGACGACGTTGGCGGCTGTCGGGCCGATGCTGTTGGGGTTGGGCCAGATCGGCCCTCTGCTGACCAACGTGAAGACCGCGTTCGTAGCGTTGAAGGACGCGATGGCCGCCAACCCGTTCATCTTTTTGACGATCGCGCTGTTAGCGATCGGGACCCTGATCTTCTTCCACCGCGAGAAGGTGCTGAAGGTGTTGACCGCGGCGTGGGACCTGGTCCGTCAGAAGGCCGCGGCGATATGGGGAGCGATCAAAGAGTTCTTCGCCCAGTGGTGGCCTGCGCTGCTGATCATCTTCACCGGCGGCCTGGGGGCACTGGTCGTGTTGGTGGTGAAGAAGTGGGACGACATCAAGGCCGCGGTGCTAGCGGCAGTTGACGCGGTCGTCGGGTTCGTGGCCGGGATCGGCGCGAGGGTCACCGGGGCAGTATCGGGCGCGTTCGACGGCCTCAAGACGGCAGCGTCCGCGGCGAAAGACTTCGTGTCCGACCGGATCGATGATGTGGTCGGTTTGGCGACGGGCCTGCCGGGCCGCCTGGTCGGCCTGTTCGCCGGGATGTGGGACGGCATCCCCGCGGCGTTCCGGGCGGCGATCAACAGCGTGATCCGCGGCTGGAACAGCCTCCAATTCACGATCCCAGGTTTCGACCCGCCCGGTCCCGGCCCGAAGTTCGGGGGGTTCACGATCGGCACACCGGACATTCCGTTCCTCGGGAAAGGCGCCGTGGTCACGTCGCCGACCCTCGCGGTGATCGGCGACGCCGGACCCGAAGCCGTGATCCCGCTGTCACGCCACGGGTCCGCGCCGACGGTCCAGATCAACGTGACCGCCGGGATGGGCGCCGACGGCGCCGACATAGGCCGCCGGGTCGTCGACGCGATCCGCCGGTACGAACGCTCCGCCGGATCGGGGTGGCGCCGCTGATGGCCGCCACAGTCCACGTCTGGTTCGACACCACCGAAGGCGACAATTTTTTCACAATCGAACACCCGACGTTGGGGCGCCTGGACACGGGCGGGGTCCTCGCGGGGGACATCGCCACCGACATCACCGCGTTCGTGGCCGGATATTCGATCGTGCGGGGCCGCTCCAGCGAGCTCGACGACATCGACCCGGGGACCTGCAACCTGGAGCTGTTGAACCATGACGGCCGGTTCCTTCCCGACGCGTTCGCGGGCGGGACGGCCGGACCGTACGGTGTCGGGAACGTGGCGCCGGGACGGCGGATCGAGGTCGCCGAGGACGGGCACACCGTGTTCGCCGGCTGGACCGGGGACCTGACGTTGGGCTACCGGCCCGGCGACGAGTCGGCGTCGTGGGACGCGGCCGATTCTCTTGCGGGGTTGCCGTCGTTTTCGGAGTGGACCGCGACCGCGGGGCAGCGGCCGGGGGAACGGCTCGCCGCGGTTTTGGACCGCCCCGAGGTCGACTGGGGACCCAACCGGAACCTCGACGCGGGCGTGAACACCCTCCAAGGCGACTTCGTGTCGTGGGGCTCGTCGGTGTTGAACTACTGTCAGCTTGTGGCCGGCAGCGATCTGGGCCGGTTTTTTGCTTCGCGGGCCGACACGTTGACGTTCCGTGACCGCTTGTCGGTCGCGGCGGCGGCCCCGAAGGTCCGTTTCGCGGATGACGGCACCGGCGTCGGGTTCGCGGGGGCGGGGTTGCGGTACGGGTGGCGGTGGCTTTTCAGCGACGTTTCCGTGGACCGTGAGGGCGGGGTAGCGCAGACGGTGACAGTGCAGGCGACCCGCGACCGGTTCAACACCCGCCGCCGTCTCGATGTCGGCCCGCTGCTGTTGGATTCCGACGCGGCCAGCGCGGACATGGCCGAGTTTCTGTCCGGGATCTACTCGCAGCCGCGGCCCGAGTTCGAGTCGCTGGCTGTGACCGTCGACGACGGCGACCCGGTCGCCGCGGCTGCGGTGAACCTGTGCGACATCGGCGACGTGGTCGAGGTCGCCTGGACCCCTCGAGGGGCGCCGGGGCAGATCTCGGAGCGTTTCGTGGTCGAAGGGATCTCGTCGGCCCGGCGGGCGGGCGAGCCCCGGTCCGTCACATTCAAGGTGTCGCCGGTGTTCCAGCAGGCCCTGTTCACGATCGGGGACCCCGTGTTGGGGCGGCTGGACACGGGCGGGGTTCTCGCCTACTAGCTGAGGAGGCACTGTGGGTTTTATAGATTTCACCGCGGGGGACAATCCGACGGCAGCGCAGTTCGACGAGATGTTCCGCCAGACGACCATGGTCTTCGCGGACGCGTCGGCCCGCGATACGGCCCTGTCCGGGGTCCTCGCCGAAGGCATGGTCGCGTACCTCGCGGACAGCGACCGGGTCACCGTCTACGACGGGACCGGCTGGGTGGTCGCCGCCGGCGCGGCGCCCATGCACGCGGTCGTCAAATATTCGACCTCGGGCACATTCACGAAGGCCGATTTTCCGTGGGCGAAGTCCGCGAAGATCACAGTGACCGGCGGCGGCGGCGGCGGCCAAGGCAACGCCGACGCGTTCAACGACAGAGGCGGCGGGTCCGGCGCCGCGGGCGGGACCGCAATCGCGGTGGTCGCCCTGTCCGCCATGGCCGCTTCGGAGACCGTGACAGTCGGCGCCGGCGGCGCCGGGTCTGTCGGGAACGCCACCGCCAGCGCCGGCGGCACCTCGTCATTCGGTGCGCTCGCGGTGGCGACCGGCGGCGCCGGCGGCAGGACCAACAACTTCACGACCGGCGGCGCCGGGACCGTAGGGGACCTGCTGTTAGCGGGCGGCGGCGGCGCACCAGGCGGCGGCACCGCCACCGCTCCCGGCGGGCAAGGCGCAGCGTCGATTTGGGGCGGCGGCGGCGGCGGCGCCCCAATACTGTTCGCCAATAGCAACGGGTTCGCGGGTTCAGCTCCCGGCTCGGGCGGCGGCGGCGGATTCCGGAACACGGCCAACGTCACCGGCGGACCTGGAGCGCCCGGTCTGGTAGTCGTCGAGCTGGGGCCCGCCTGAGCCTGCCGATAAGGGCACAAACACCGTCACAACCGCCGAAAAGGAGACACCATGAACTTGCGCGACACCGCCGAACGGCTCGTGTGGACTGTGATCGCCGCCGCCGGGGGCGCCCTCGTCGGGGTCCCGGTCCTTGGCGTCGAATACTGGCAGGCCGCGGGCGTCGCGGGCCTGTCCGCCGCGGTCAACTATCTGACGTTGCTGGCCCGCCACCACCTCGACGCTCTCCCCGACCCCGGGCAGGGCCTGACCCGTGGCTAGGCGACCCCGAATCGTCGACGTCGTGCGGGGTCTGCTGTCCCGCCGACCCGGCGATATCGCGGCCCGCTACGCCGCACATGAGGCCGCCCTCGCCGCGGACCGTGACGTGACCCACCCACCCGACGGGTACGGGGTGACTCTCACCGACGACGGGGGCGACACCGCGTGACGATCCCCGTCGCCGGGCCGTGGGTCAACGTCGCCGACCTGGACCCCGAGCTCGCCCGCCGTGTCGACGCGGCGTGCAACGACCGCCGCCTGGCCGGACGGGTACGGGTGTCGTCGGGGTACCGCAGCCTGGCCGAACAGTGGGTCCTGTGGCGCCGCTACCTCGCGGGCGGGAACCTGGCAGCGTACCCAGGGACATCGAACCACGGCCGTGGACAAGCTGTCGACATCGGCTGGTGGGACCCCTCCCGTGCCGACTGGGGGCTGCTGCGCGCCGTCGGCACCGAACACGGGATCCGTCTCACCGTGTTCACACCCCAGTTCGAGCCTTGGCACTTCGAAAAGACCCCGACGTTCGTGCCGCCGCCTGCGCCTGTCCCAACCCCGCCAACTTTAGGAGCCGTCACCGTGGCCACTTTCGACCCTGCGCCGTTCCGGAGCACCGACACCCACGTCGCCACCTACCCCAAGTTCCAGGTCTGGTACCGCCAGCTGGCCCGCTCCGGTGAGACGCCCGCGTCGTGGTTCCTGCTCGTCGCCGGTTCCGGCGGCCGGGTCGAGAACCTGGGCAAGCACGGCAACGCTACCTGGTCCGGCGCAGACGCCCGGGCGACGGTCGCGGGGACCCGTCTGGCCCTGTCGTTCGCGGGGGACCCGACCTCGGCGATGGTCGTCGACCTGAACGCGTTGGGTGTCGTGTGAACTTCGTGGACTTCGCCGGGAACGTAGCGGTTGTCGCCGCGGCGATCGCGGCTGTCGGGGCTGTCGCTGCGCTCCGGCCGTCACGGTGGGTTTGGCGGCAACTGTTCGGCGCCCCGATCCGGGCGTGGGCCACCGACGTGGCGACAGCCGCGGCACGTGACGTTCTCAACGACACCCTCGACGACCTCGATGGCCGTGTCTGGGAGATCCTCGACGACGCGTTCCCCGGCGGGCCCCGCCACTTGGAGCGCCGGGTCGTGCGCCTGGAACGTCACAGCGACCTGCCCGACCTCGCCCGCGACCGGTCGGGGGCTGATCCGCCGGGGGTGTAGTCTGGTCGTGATTCCCCCGGTCGCTTCGGTGGCCGGGTGCAGGGCCCGCTTCGGCGGGCCCTTGCGATTTCCGGGCACCCGAATCTGGCCGCCGGAAATGCTCATTACGTAACCCTGACCCCCGAGTCTGACCCTCAACTTCAACTTCAACTTCAAGGAGACGCCAGTCCTCGGGGTCGAGGAGCTCGAAGAACTCCTCGTGCGTCTCGAGCCGCTTGTCTCTGCCGTCGCTGAACTTGGTGACGATCTGGGGGCCGTTGAAGCGCGTCGTCCGACGGCCGCTGGTCTCGCCATCGATGTGGCCGACCATCAGGTACAGGCCCGACCGCTTGTCAAGGACCAGGTCCTTGGCGGCTTCGCAGTGTACGCAGTGCCCGATGCAGGCGTCGAGCAGCTTGAGCGTCTCCCGTTGCGGTCGGCGCAGCTGGTGCTTCGGCTGTTTCTGTTCGATGATCCGCAGGAGTTGGGCGCCGTTCTGTAGCCCCTTGCGGGCCACGAGATCGATGTCGGTGACGCTGATGTTGACCGGGCCCTCCCGGCCCACGATCTGGCCGAGCGCCGAAGCGCTCTCGTAGCTCTGGCGGTGGTCGCGGTGGATCATCTCTTCGCCGCAACCGCCGCAGAACGTGCGACCGCAACCCATCAGGCCACCACCGTCGGAGCGCCGCCGTAGGCGACGTCAGCGCCGACCCAGCGGCGCCCGTTCTCGGTGGCGATGTGTCCCCAGAGGGCCGTACCCGCGAACGGGTCAGCGATCAGGTCGCCCGGTTCGGTCAACTGTTCGATGAGGAGCGGGACGCCGGCTTCGCCTTGGCCCCAGTCGTGGTCGTCCTTGTTGCGGGCCGGGGACCGCAGCACGTCGTTGACGAGGGTGCGGCCGAGGCGGCGTTCCTTCACGAACCACAGGACCGGTTTGAACTCGGCGGTGACGAACTTGCCGGGGAGTCGCTGCGACTGGTGGTGCAGCATCGTGAGGAGCCACCACCAGCGGAGATGGCGGGCGAAGATCCCGATGTCGCGGT